CATTTTTTTGATCCTTGAATGATATTGAATCCTTTGTCTGAATGAAGAATAATGTCTTTTGAAATTTTCATTTTGTTACCTTGTGTGTGTTGTTGTTCTTTAATCTGTTATAAATATACACAATTCAAACATACTTGTCAAGTTTTTTTTTAAATTTTTTTTATTTTTTTTCTACACAAGGTCAAATGTGGCTTCTTTTAGCTTCATTCTCATCATTATGGCATATCTTCCTGCATCAATAGCATGGTTGTGAAGATCAATTGGCTTGTTTGTTGGCAGTCCTTGTCTGTCTTTTGCCCATGTATATGAACTAAATTCTGTGATCAGATCTTTGCTTCCCACATGGATCATGTTCTTGTAGTCTTGCAGAAGCTGAATCCCATACATGACTGAATCTTTTCCCTTCTGTGTTGCTTTTATGTGTACACCTTCCCTTCTGATTTCAGCAATTGACTTTGGTTCTGCACTGTCTGCAATGACTTCATCCTTGATTCCAAGATCCTTGATGATCCTTGCAATGGATTGATTGGTCAGTTTCCTTCTGTAAATGTGTTGTTTCCAATACAGGTTGCCATGTGCGTATCTGATTTCAACTAATGCAGTTGGATCATTGGTGAACCCGAAGTCAAGACCATAGACCTTCCACTTGTAGTCTTCAGGGAATTCAGTTGCAACTTCAAAATTTGGGAACACCAACCCTTCCAATCTTGCCACCTTCCCAAGACCATACACATCCCATCTGTATTGGTTAGCAGTTCCCCTTTTGATGTTTTCAGGTGTTGGTTCATATGATAGGATCTTTTCCCTGATAGAATCCTGAATGAATGTATTGTCCTTAAAGGTTGAAACAAACCAATCAACATCATCCCTGCCTTGCAACTTATCATGACACCAAAAGGATGCAGATGGATTGAAGTCAAGGATCACTTTGTGTGATGTTCGAAGTGATATCTGTTCAAAAATTTCTTCACTGATTCCATTGGCTTCATTGAAGAAGGAATGTGTTCTTTTTCCTGATCTCGCATCTACACTGTCAGCATATGAATTGAATTCAATTCTTGATCCACTTTTGAATGTGAATACCCTGTTGGATTTGTTGTGATCTGTCAGTTCCTGTTGGAAGTATGGATCTGAAGATATGATGTTTTGTGCATCACGATATGCACCAACCCTAAGATTGGGAATATCCTGACCAACCACTGTGATCACAAGATCTTTATTGTAGCAACATTCAAGTATCAGGTACTGAAGAATAGCATATGTCTTCCCTGATGATGTACCACCTTGATGGACAATAATTGGTTTTTTTGATTCAGCAGTCCAAAAGTACAGTTCAGTTGTCTGAAGTGTGTGATCCATTACTTCTTCAGTTCAATTGTAACCTTGTTTATTTTTTCACCATCAGTTGTGTGATCCCTGAACTGCATTGACAGTGACTTCCTTTCATCTTCAGTGCAGATCAACTTGTACAGTGCAAGCCATCCTGTTGGTGTATTTGATTCATGCAGTTTCTTTCGAAGAACCACCTTTGTGACTGCCCTGTTTTTATCAAGTGCTTCTTTTATGTCTTTCGATTCTTTCGAATCTGTGGGAAAATGATTGTAAAATGTTTCTGTGCTGATCCCCAACAATGATATCACATCTGTGACAAAGAACAGGGAATGTGACTTGATCAGGTCAAGTGCTTTTTTGTATAGATCTTCAGTTTTGTATGCCATAAGTCTTGCCATTCAATTTGATTTGTACTTCACCCAAATTAAGGAATTCATGAACCTTTAGTTTGCAATCACTGCAAAGGTACTGATCCAATTCAATCAGGAATGATCGTTCCTGATTTTCTTCATTTGGTTTTGATTCCTTAACATTACCAAATAAATCTTCTTCAGTGAATCCCCATTCAATCAATTCATCTACTTCAAAAAGATTTGCAAGATCATCAAAGTTCCATTCACCACTGTTCTTGTTCAGTCTGACATTCAGTTCCCTTTCTTGATCCTTATTCAGACTTACTTCAACACAGGGGAATTCAGTCATCCCCATTTCCATTGCAACCCTGATCCTTTGGTGTCCACCCACAATGATGTCTTCTCTTCCCTTGTAAGTGTTGACAATTGCAGGATCAACAACACCAAATCTTTTCATGCTTTTTTCAAGATCTGACTTTTGTTTCTTGGTCAGTCTTCTTGGATTGTATTTTGCAGGCTTTAGATCAAAGATCCTTTTCATCACAATCTTCATGCTTCTTCATACCTTTTGTGAAATTCTGTTTTTAGTCTTCCAAAAAAAGAATCACCACCTTTCATCTTCCAAATACCATCAATCATGTTGTTCCTAGTAAGCATTACAACAGTCTGATACAAATCATGAATGGTCTTGTCATCCCATGCTTCAAGTTTTGTTGACTTTGTTTCTTTGGTAAAGTCTTTTTTTATCAAATACTTATCAGCATTTATTTTGAACCATTCATTGAAACAGTATGCAATTGCACTGATATTGTTCCCATGTCTTTTGGCTTTGTTGTAGATCACATCCATCATAAACTGTGGATATATATCTGTGAATGGAATGTCATCAGGAATCATGTTGTTTTCTACCATCAAAACTTCATGAAGTCTGATCAAGTATTTTTGAATCTTGTCTTTCTCGTATGGAAGTTCATTTTTTGCACCTATGTCATGCATGAAACCAAACAATGTGTTCATCATTTCTTTGTCATATGTGTATCGCACACCTTCTTCCTTGTATGCCATCACTTCATTTTTTGTTGTTGCTATCATATTAAAATGGATTTCCTGTGAATGTTGTTGTTTTGTCAAATTGGTTATTGATCCAACCATTTGCAAGTCTTTTCCAATTCTTTAAGTCTTCACCTTTTTCATCTTTCCAATCTGTCTTGTCATAGTATCGCATGAACTTCTTTGAAAGATCTTTGACTTCTTCATGCTTTACTTTATTTGAAAGAAAGAAATGTTCTTCAACCATTGTGACTGTTGGCTTGTACATATTTACTTTACTTTTCTTTACTTTACTTTTCTTTACTTTACTTGGATTCTGATCTGCATTGCTTTTGGTATGCATTTGCATTCCATTTGCATTCCCATCTTTATTCCATCGCTTCAGACTTGCATTCCTTGCCCTTTCTTTCTTCTCCAAGTATGGTGTCATGTATTCATTCAGTCTTGGTGAATAGAAGTAATCATCTTCAATTGTAAACAGGTCAAAACTGTCAACAATAGACTTGACCCTGTCTTCACTTGTCTTGAATTCATCAGCTAGAAGATCAACATCTTCCATTGGATATCTGAATCCATCTTGTTCCCTTAACACTTCTAAGATCATGAAGTACACTGCATAAGATTCCAACCCTTGAAGTTTGACCATCCTTCTGATCTTCCTGTCATTCCTAGCATTGGAAAAGTGTGGGAAGTAGTAAGCATCCTTTTTCATATATGTTGTTTGTATGTTTGTGATTGTGTGGTTGTGTAATATATTTAAAAAATTATTTTAAAACAAAGCCTGCCACAGAAAAAATCCATGACAGGCTTCCACAAACACAACAACAGACGAAGGTATGAAAAGATTGTGAAAAAAAATTTTGATATTTATTTTCAAAGATTGTATATTTGTATTCACAAACAACAACAAACACAGACAAAAATGAAAACAATTACATTCTACATTGCACTAATCGCATTCATGATTGCAATGTGTATTGAAGCACAAGACTTCACACAAATCTTTGTTCAGGCAGGCATTCTTTTTGGTTCAGCCATTATGATCAAAAAAACATATGGTGAAGTGTATGAATAAGTCAGTTGAAAAAATAACCACTGACATTGCAGAAAAGGTCAGAAATGGTGAGATGAAACCATCCAATGCATATGTTGGTCTAAGAAAGCTAAGGGATCAGATTGATCATGTGATCAAATCCATTGAAGATGAAGTCATGGATGAACTAATGTTGTATAGTAGGCATGATGACCTGATTGTTGATGATAGAAGGATTGTTCATGTTGCAGGAAGAACAACATATGACTTCAAAGATTCCCATACATGGAATGATATCAACGAACAAAAGAAAAGGATTGAACGAATGATTAAGACTGCAACCAAAGATGGTGTTCAGATCATAGATGATGAAACAGGTGAAATGTATGAACCTGTTCCTGTAAAACATTCAAAATCATATCTAAAAATTGAAAGGGTAAAAAGATGACAATACATTCAAAACTACTGAAGGCAACTGCTAAGATGGAAAAGATCAAGAAAGATTCAAAAAATCCTTTCTATAAATCAAAGTACTATGACATTAATAGCCTTCTTGAAACAGTCAAACCAATTCTTGAAGAAGAAGGTCTGTTGCTACTGCAACCAATTGAAAATAATTGTGTTGTGTCAAAAATCATTGATGCTGAATCAGGTGATTGTGTTATTTCAGCAATGAACATACCTGACATTGATGATCCACAAAAGATTGGCAGTTGTATCACTTATTTCAGAAGATACACATTGTCAAGTCTTTTGGCAGTTGAAGCAGAAGATGATGATGCCAATGCTACTGTCAAGAAAGAAGATGATGACAAAGATTGGTTGAACAAAGGAACAACCATGTGGACAAGTGCAGAAAAATTTGTTGCAGATGGTGGTGATCCTGAAAAGATTTTCAAAAAGTATAAAGTATCAAAACCAAATCGTGAACACTTAAAATCACTACAAAAATGACACACAAAGAACAAGCAAAGAAAGAAGTTGAAGAATTAAGGGATTGGATTCAAGACAAGGATGTCAATCAGTTGTCCTTTAAAACACAACAGAATATGCCAAGACTAAGATCCTTCAAGAACAATGAAGTGTCCGATCCTGCATATTCATTCATCAGAAGTCTTCAACTTCATAGAAAACAAAAAGATGATTGACCTTGTGAAACTAATTCTTGAAGGTGTTGATCTTATTGCCTCTATACTTGGTTTTATTGCCCTGTATGCAATAGCAATTGCCCTTCTTGATTGGCGAAAACTTAACAAGATAAAGAATGACTGAATACCAACAATCACAACAATATCAACAACAACTGACTGTTGGAAAGATTGCAGAAAAGTTTTTTGCAGGAATGCTTGAAGATAGGTTTGGTATGAAATGTGTCTTTCCTGAAACTGATGGTGTGTACCCATATGATTTCACTGCTATTGGCAGGAAAGAATCAAAGACCATTGAAGTCAAGTTTGACAATACTGCCATCAAACATTCAAAAAAAAGATCTGATGGTGCAGTGAACTTGTTCATTGAATTCTTCAACCCTGTTGGAATGTATGCATCAAAACTTCCAATTTCAGAAGCAGATCTTCTTGCTTATATCCTGAATGAATCATCAACTTGCTTTCTTATTGATCAGAAAAAGTTGAAGCAGTTTATCATCAACAAATACAAAAACAAACAAAAAGTGTACATTGGAACAAACAACACAGAAACATTTGGTCTTGGATTTCTTTTGAATGTAGATGAATTGAAAGAAGAAGAACTGATCACAGAAGATTGGACAATTAAATGGGATTGAAAAGAAGCAAGAACCTGACAAGTGCAAAAAAGACCTGTGATCTGTGGTTTTCCAAGTATATACGTTTAAGGGATTCAGATCCTTTTGGTGGCAGGTGCAAATGCATCACCTGTGACACTGTCAAAGATTGGAAGGAAATGGATGCAGGTCACTTCATGTCAAGAAGATTCATGTCCACAAGATATGATGAAATGAACTGTCATGCCCAATGTCAAAGATGCAATCAGTATGGTTCAGGTGAACAATACAAGCATGGCAAAATGATTGATGCATTACATGGTGAAGGTCATGCAGACTACCTTGAAAAAGAATCAAAGAAACTTAAAAAGTACAACAAACAAGAACTGATGGATCTTGCAAATGAATTCAAAACACTTGCAGAACTTCAGGCAAAATTTAAAGGAATAAAAATATGAATAAAGCAATTTTAATTGGAAGACTTGGTGCAGATCCTGAAACAAGATTTTCACAATCCAATGTTCAGGTGTGCAACTTTAGTATTGCCACATCAAGAAAAGTCAAAGGTGAAGATCAGACCGAATGGCATAGGATAGTGTGCTTCAACAAGACTGCTGAAATAGCACAAAGATATTTGGTCAAAGGATCACAGGTCTGTATTGAAGGAATGATTCAAACAAGTGAATATGAAAAGAATGGTGAAAAGCGATATTCAACAAATATTGTCTGTAACAACTTGCAAATGCTAGGTGGAACAAGTAGTCAAGAAAATGATTCAAAGCCTGCACAGGCAAAATTTGACCCATCAATTGTCAACAAAACAGATCTTTCCACTATTAGTGATGATCTTCCTTTCTAAAATTCTTCAACAGGTGTTTCAATGACAGTTGTTGTGATGAACTTTTTTCCATCAGTCATTTTGTAGGTGAAATCAACAAACCACCCACCAATGTCTGTTGGATTGAAGTT